CGATTAGCCTTGTAGTGTTCAAACACTTCTCTGCGCCAGTATTTCCTGCCATCACAGCATATGACTAGTTCTCCGTACTCTTTCGCATACTTTTTCTTGTATGATTTGAGAGTTGCCAGAGTCGCATGGCGAATCAGATTCTTTACTTCTGACTCAGTTCCCTTTAACTCACGCTGGAATGTTAGGATAGCAGCAAGTGCCACCTGACTATAATCTACAAGAATCATCAAAATGCTCCTAGCAAAATGCACTCTTCATTGATACGACCATTTGGTGTGCTTGGTTTAGTCTTAAGTTTCTTAATTGCTGCATTCAATGCACGCTTTCCGATAGAAACATCTTTGAAGAACTCTTCAGGTTTACGCAGCGTATAAGATAATGAATCCTTGACATTAAAACCAATGATAGTAGTTCCCTTCACTCCAAGATTGCCGAACTCTGCCTTATATACCTGCACCTTACGATACTTGGTATTGTACACCCACAACTCGCTTGAGTCGAGAATACCTTCTGGACGACATGACTTCAGCGATAGATCAGCAAACTCTTTCATGTATCTCATCTTGGCGACTACTTTTATTGGAGGAGCAGGTTTGCGTTTGCGTGGCGCACGTGCTGCTTTAGCAGTTTGCACCTGTTGTTGGCAGTCAGCGATAATTGATTCAAGGAACTTAGCATATGCTTTCAATTCTCGTTTACTGAAATTACTATACCCTTCTACCAGCTGCTCATCGTCGCCAGCGAGAACCTCGTTTATCTCGTTTAGCGTAGGAATGTAAAACTCACCGATGCGTTTGGCTACTGGTGCAGAGATAGAGTTGGCTAATAGAAAGTTTTTGGTATTAAACTCGCTACTCTTGTTAACCACAAACAGATCAATCTCATTATCAATCTCTGCTGCATACTTTTTAGCAGTCTCTTCAATCCTATCTTGTATACTGATAACAACGGCAGTAGGTTTCTTTGATTCAGTCTTTACAATTTTATATTTGTATATCAATTCCTTGACGCTTTTGTCTAACCAAGACAAATGTGTATCAGTGATATGCTGCTGGCGAGATAATAAACGGCAGATAATTGCCACCTGGCGAATCTCGAAGTCTGTTGCTTTATTGATAGCAAGAACCTCGTTCTTTTTACCGAGTTTGGCGAAGTACTCAATAGCATATTTGCGACGTTTCTTATCATCGCTGTGCTCTGTGTACCACGAAAGTGCTTTATTTAATTCAACTGTGTAGTTCTCAATAGTTACAACTGGCTCGTCACCTTTCATTGCAGAAATAATTGCATCTGCTCTGGCTTTTCGTTTTGCAGTATTCATAGGTTTGAAACCTCCATAAGAACTAACATTATACCTTGCCGCTGAATTAAAGTCAAATATCTGCTTTAACTTTTACAATAGAATCCCAACGAAAACTACGCCACTCGCCTAGTTCTGTGTCAAAGACTCGACAGGCTGCAGAAGAATAGGAATCTTCGGCTTGAGACTTTGGTTGTTTGTCGGTCGGGATTCTACCTTGCGCAAGTGTTGCGTTGATGATTCTTTGCGAACCATCTTTTTTGGTAAAAGTAACCAGCAGATCTTTTGTGTTTTCATCTCGTAGTAAACCTAATAGCCATTCTTTAAATTGTGGAGTCGAGTTTGTTTCCATTATTAAATCTTTCTTGCATAGCATTTGTAAATTGAGAAAAGAAATCCTTAAACTCTCTATTTGTAAAATACATACTGCTCTTTGTATCAACTAGAGTTTTGCCGTCTTCTGCAAGCATATTGCGTTTGATAACAAATTCTACTAGATCATACTCGTGATCGTGCACTTCAATAGTGGTGAGCATTCCACTCTTGTATATCTCACTCTGAAATTTTAGACTCATATGCACCTTTCTTGTGTTTAGTTTTACGTGTGTAAAGAACCTTCGACTCCACCACACGCATGCGATACTTAGGTGTGCGCAAATCTTTGGCAACAAGATTTTTTGGCTTCGAAGATATATTATACACTTTTTATCCTTTTAGGGCAAATTTACTTAACAAGTTCTTTGCATCTGGAAAATCTTTTACATACAACTCGTCGATCGTCTCTAGAATTAATAAAATCTCCAGAGAATCCACATCGTTCATAACCTCCAGGGGCAGCGAACACTTCCAGGTATCATATTGATCTGAACTATTCATAGCCCACATTGTGTTTAACAACTCAATATGCCTAGGATGCAGATCAGTAAGAGTTATCATGCTACTTCCTTAAAGATTGCAGACCACTTTTGTAACTTCATCATCTTCTCATGCTTAGATGTCATTACAGCTGCTTCGCTAACAATCCCACTATCGATCAGCAGATCGATCATGCACATTAGATCACCGACTTCTTCTTCAAGACGCTCGCGATTATTCGCACCATTGTAAGAAGAATCAAATCCAAATCTGAAACATTTACTTATTGCTTGCGTAACTTCAGCGCACTCTTCTTGTGCGATCAACATCACTTCTTTTTGCATTTCATTCATATTAACTCCAATCTTTCTTATCACCAAACTTCTCATTATACTCATAACCAGCGAAATAAGCACGCAGTTCGTACATGCTCATATCTTTGGACTCAACTCGTTTCCCAACATAACTACCCTCTGGGTAGTAGTGTGGGTTTTCAGCACGACGGTAGTAACTGTCAGCCGAACCACGATCAAATGGGGTTCCATGACTAGTGTCAAACTTTTCACCACGAAATTCAATTGTTCTCATATTCACTCCTATTAGCCATACATTGTTGTTCAAGTTGCAACTCATTTAACTTCTCTTCGTATTCATCAACTACTGCATCTATTGCCTCGGATGTGTAGTTCTGGTTTGAATCCAAAAGAGATACATAAAACCAGTAATTCAGATCAGAGACAGACATTACACACTCTCTTTCATTTCAATTTTATTCCAACCGTAGTTGGCGCACACAAACGTCTCATCAGTTTCCAGGTTATGGACGATGTCACCTACTGACAGGCTATGCATCTTACCGACCACTTCGATCAAACTTGCATCTTCATCACACACAAAGTTTGCGATGCGGAAGACTTCGTCTATCGATCGGGCATCGACCCGAGCAACTAACTCATACTGATCAGAGATCTCTTCGATTTCTTTATCAGACATAAACGATAATTCACGAGCATTCTCATTTCCGAAGGGGAGTTGGTAAACCATATAAGTAGTCATTTTCATTTCATTTCCTTTCTCATTCATCATAAGATAATTATACATCAAAACTGCAATTAAAGACAACACCCTAGAAATGAAAAAGACCCTTCTAGTAGAAGGGTCTGAAAATTCCCCTACAATCTGTAGGGTTATTAGTTAGCGGTTACTTACTTATATTCTCTAAAAATGCCTTGGTAGCACCCTCCCATGTCCACTTTTTGCTAGATTCAACAACATCGTCTCTCTTAACTAATTCTGTTGCTACCTTAACTGCGTGTTCTAAATTATCGCTCATCATTCCATTGTACATGAGTTCGATAGTCTCTATTGGTCCAGGTTCCCAATAACTTGCCACTGGAGTTCCTGATGCTAACGATTCCAGAATTACAATACCAAATGTATCTGTCTTACTTGGAAATACAAATGCTTCTGCATTAGCATACCACTCTGCTAATTCAATACCTTCTTTCTTACCAGGAAACTCTACTGCTGGATATCTTTTCTTTAAAGTTTCCAGATATGGTCCATCACCAATTAATACTTTTCTTGGATAATTTAACTTACAAAAATCATCTAAACCCTTTTCATGTGATACTCTAGATACGCAAAGAATATATGATTGTTCTTCAGTTTTAGTTTTTCTTTTGGGATTAAATAGTTCAGGATCAACACCTCTTGTCCAAATTGATACAGAAGTGAAACCTTTCTGTTGTAAAAATTGAGCCATAGGTTTAGTTGGTACCATCATTGATCTAGCAGAATTGTGAAACCATCTGTAAAATGGATAAAATACCCAAGCTGGTATTTTTGTTCTACTCTCTATAAATTCTGGAAATTGAGTATGATAACATGTAGTAAACTCATCTTTCCTCAATATAAATCTTGCATAAATCCCAAGAGTTCCTTCAGTGGCTATGTGTATCTTCCATCCGTCGAGCAAAGCATCGAGAATTTTTTGTTTTACTATCCAAGGATTTTTTACTAACTCAATTTCTGGATATGCTGGGAGTTTAACTCTTTTGAACCCATCACAATAAGGATGAATAACTTGAACTTCATGACCAAGTCTATGTAATTCTTTTATTGTATTTTGATATGTACGAACCACTCCATTAACTTGTGGTTCCCAGGCATCTGTAATAATTAAGATTTTTTGCATTGTGCAGTCACTTTAAAGGATTGAAACTTTAACCAATATGTCATACTATCTAGCGCTTGCATGCACTGTTGTTCACTGTTGAATCTCAGTTCCACTCTTCCTGGTATGTCGTTTGGATTGTTTATGTGTACTGCCACTATTATCAGCATCCACATTTATTATTTCTCCCCAATGAATTATTTCCCATTTACCATTATGATGTTCAACTAATGCGGTACAGGATTCAACCCAGTCTCCATCATTCATATAAATCACTCCATCTATTTCTTTAATTTCTGCGTGGTGTATATGCCCACAGATAACGCCATCATATCCTTTTCTTTTACAGTAAGATGCTATGTTTTTCTCAAACTGAAACATAAAATCAACTGCTCGCTTAACTTTGTGTTTAAGGTACTGGCTTAAAGACCAATATCCAAACCCCATCTTGTGACGAATCCAGTTGTACTTAGAGTTTAAATTTAATACAAAATCGTAGGCACCATCACCTAGAATAGATAACCACTTATGGAGGCGAGTAATCCCGTCAAACATATCGCCATGTACAACAAGATAATGCTTTCCATCCACTCCCACGTGCTCAATATGATTGCAGATGGTAATGTTGCCAAGACCAATTCCGAAAGGAATAAAAGTCCGTAAGAATTCATCGTGATTTCCTGCCACATAAATGACTTGGGTTCCTCTTTTGGAGAAACCCAGTATTCTTCTTAATACATTACTATGTGACTGTTTCCAGCGTAACTTATTACGCTGCACTTTCCAACCATCAATAATATCACCTACGAGATACAGTTTCTCGCAGGTATTGTTTTTTAGAAAGTTATTGAGAAGTTCTGCTTTGCAATCTTTAGTACCAAGATGAACATCACTTACAAATATTGTTTTGTATCGATGCATTTTTTATCACCTGGTATGGAGCAAACCAAAGTTGCAAAAAGAATTTAACGTAGAGATCAAATAGATCAGTCATTTCTAAAGTTCCTATGAGTTGGGTCACCTGGCTCTAGATCTGGCATTTTTGTCATCATTTGTGGAGCTGCGCCCATGCCGAATCCAGTAGCACCAGAAGCAAGACTATTCATCATTCCACCTACAGATGGCATACCTGGTCTTGGTGGCATCGTTGGTGATGATGGTGATGTTGGTGCTGGTCTAGCTGTTGCTGCTTCCATTGCTTTCTTTCTCGCCTCAGGATCATTACCTGCTAGCATAATGCCAGACAATGTACCTGTTAGAAATGTAGCGATAGGAATAATTAACTCGAAGAACTTCTGATCAATAGGGCTAATAGCATTCAATGGTTGTGTTACAAAGATAATAGAGTAGAGAACTACGAATACGATTCCTGTTAATGTTAGTGCTAAACATACGCCAATGAAAAAACGCAGTCTCGCCATCAACTGATCTTCTGTATACATAAAATTATCGTTCATTTGCACGTCGCTCCTGTAGTTGTTTGTGGTGTTCCTTGTGGTAATTGATCTGGTGGTGGTCCAAGTCTTGGATCTCTTCCACCTTTGAATATATGCTCTGGACATGTTCTAGTTACATCACACGTAGGTTTCTTACACATTTCTTTATCCCAGTTTGCGGGATCTTGGCATGGATAACGAAACTTGTCACCACCAAAAATAGCAAGAGCCAATGGTAGCAGTATTAATAATCCAAGCCATTTAAAAAGTTTCTTGTCGTTCAAAATCACCTCCGTTATTTTTTATCGGTCTCTTGGTCATCAGACTTTTTATTCCATTTAATATCATATGCTTCTGATAATGCAAAAGCAGAAACTATTAATGCTATCAAAGAAACGATATAAGCTCCAGTTGCCATATAATCCTCCATCATTTTTGTGCGCTCTTTGCTGCACTTTTTGTTTCGTGAGATCTCTCTACTGATTTTACAACAATAGAGGATATACCTATTATGAATGCTATTAAAGCAAATATTTGTGGCGCTCTCATGTGAACAACTTCCCTGCTGCATACATCAACGAAGTTACACCAACGACCCACCAGAACATGTCGTTGATCTTTTCTTCATCTTTTTTCATTAACTTTTTATCTTCCTCGTCTTGTTTTCTAATCTCTTCTTTTAGTTCTTTTACTCTAGCCAATCCACCTTTACCATACTGTTCTACTATCTGTCCTTCCATCTCAGAGATCATTCTCTTTCGTTCTTCTTCTTTTTGAAACTTATCGAATGCTTTAAACTCTAGTTCTAAAATGGCTTTTTCTTTGGCTCGTCTCTCTGCCTCACGTTTACGCTGTTCGTTAAGGACTGCCTTATGATTTTCAGATTGAACATCTGTTACTATTTTAGCACCCTCTTTACCAAGATCTCTAGCCTGGTGTAGTGGAGCCAATAGTTCGCTTTTCTGCTCTTTATCGCTCATGGCAGGATGCGGTTAGTTGAATTGCTGGGGATCGAATCAGAAACTGCTAATGAAGACATAACAAAAAGCAATGATGCCTTTTTGTTCATTTTTTACTACGTAACCTCCTTAAACACTATTTAGGTTTTTTGCAGGTCCTGGACGTCTTTGGCTATGCCCTTTACCTCAGAATTTACCTCAGACAGATACCTACCCAACTCTTTTTTGGGCTCTTCTACCCTCTGGTAGATTTCTGGCTCCCAGTCCTTTTTTGGCTCTTCCTTGGGAACCTCTACCTTTGGCTCTTCTTTTTTAAAGAACTCTTTAACAATGGTTTTGGCTTCCTCTGGAATTATCAGGGGTGGAATTGGTTGTGGTGCTGGGGTCTGTTTTTTGGGGTTGGGTGGTTTTACTACTGGGAAATCTTTCTTCATTTGCCAGTTAGCAGCAACTAACAACAATACTGCTAATGGATCAAAAACGAATACTATAAGAAGAATAACAACCCTAACTGCTTTCTCTAAAATATCTTCGTCAGGGTTGTCTGCATACAAAAGTGCTGCGATATATTTTATCGGACCGACTTCGGCTTCGACTTTGCGGACTTCGCTGGCGATTGGCGCACGTTCTTCGTTGTACTTGGCGATTTTCGCTTGGCTGGCGCCGATTTCGTTGACGAGTTTGGTTCTTTCATTTTGCTGTCCTCTACGGATGGCAATGGATCGTTCTGCTCCTTTGGAGTCGTCTGATCTGCTGAGGGTGGCGTTGACTTGCGCATCCAGTTGAGTAATTGCTGTACGAGCTGCATTAATATTCTCCTTTTCTATTTTAATCTTTTCATCAATGAGATTTAGTTTTGATACTACATCACCTGTAGGTACTGCTTGATCTAAGTGTGCCTTGGATAAAAACCCAAAGATACCCATAGATGTTAACATCATTAAAACAATTAGAGCTGTCAAGAAATATATCTTAAATAGTTTTGGTATTTCTTTCCAACTTCTATATAACCATGAAGCGACTACAAGTTTAGATGCTTCTAACAATGATCCCATTATAGCAATAGGAATTGCTGCAGCTGCGAAGATTGCGACTAGTCCTGCGATGGCATAGTATGCTGCCACAGCTGATAATGATAGCGCAACTCCAAAAAGTAGATATGTCATTTTTTTACGTGTGTCCTATGTACTCTTACTTGAATCTGACCATTATACCATTGATCGGGATTTTCCAAAACTTCATTGATAAATTGTTCTTTGGCTTCAAAATAAGATGCACTCCCTTTATTCTCACAGAGTCTTATAATTTCTCTGGTGAAGTTTTCCTCACCTAACTCTTTAACATCTTTTTGCACTTCTTCTGAGGAAGACCAGTAATCTTTCCAGTCAGATTCTATTTTAGTTCTTTTCTTTTTACCCTTTACTGTTTTGCTTCTTGAGAAATAAAACAGTTTCTTACCAATATACTTTTTATTAGTTTTCTTGTTTGTTATCAAGTAAACGAATGCTGTATATCCTTCTGGGATCTCAGAGAATTCGTTTCCTTGATATGTCCACATTTATACTGCTGACAAAATAGCAGAAGCAGCATTGATAATCCATCGCTGAGCGATCTCATCAGTTGCTAGTTCTTGTTGTGCTCTAACTTGAGCAATTTCTCCAATGAGAAACTCGAACTCATCTCTAGATAGTTGTCCAGCTTGATACTGCTCGCCGACACTTATCATCTCTTCTGCTAGAAGTTTAGCTGCATCATTGGATGCTACATCAATCTCTGCTCTAATGTGTTGTAAAATGCTCATCTTCCTCTCCATGCGTCTGCAATAGTGTCAACTCTGACACGGTTAATTTTAAGCACAGACTCGCAAAATATTGGATTTGCTGAGGAATGTGCCTTCTTTAGTGCTACTTGTAAATCATCCACAGATTTAGCCTGTGGGTCTTTTCTCAATTCAGTATAGACTTTTAATCTCTCAACTTTATCAAATAACGAATCCCAGTTCTTATCGCCAGCACACTTAGTGTTGTTTAATGTAATCTTTACACCAACCATCTGATCAAACATAACTGGATCGTGTGGTTTCGGTAGTATGATAGAACATCCTGTCAAAAATATGGATGCTATGACTATAGTCAGTTTCATTCTTCGTCATCCTCCTCTTCGTTCTCGTAAATATCAGCAGAGCACACTGGGCAATAAACGCAATCCTCGCTAGTGTGGTCATCTCCCTTTAATATTATCTTTCCTCTTGCGCCACATTCTTCGCAGTCAAAAAATTTAGTAGTCATTATTTCATGCCTTGTAGTTTAAGATTTAGCACAAAGTTCTCCACAATTAACTTTGTTATGCTAGCTAGCATAGTGAGTTGGTCATTCGTGTTATATATTTCTAGCACCTGAGATGCGATAATATTATATGCAGTATCTTCATCAATAGAGAGAGTTCCCCAATCTATAGGATCCTCATTCTCTACCTCTTTTGCCAGCTCGACCAATGTTTTTACAGATATCATTTCGTTTCCTCATACATTACAGTGTTGGTATCTCCCAATGCCCATTTAGGATCTGTTTCTACAGACCAGCGTTTTGTTGCTACCTTAAAATCTGGCATCTTCAGTTCCCGAGGATTAGATGATGGCTCACAGATAATAATACGATTGTTTGGCTGAGCAGCAAACTGCCCATTGTCGCAGCGAATAAAATTATAAGATTTGTGATCTTCGATATCTTCAGCAAATCCAGTATCAAGAATATTAAAATCAGGATGAGCAGAGTCAACAGTAAATAGATACTCGCCATATAACCATTCTCCGTTTTTTAGTTTTATTTTACAACGCATTGATTGGAGTTGCGCTTTCTTTAATACTGTAACATCATACGAAAGACAATCCCACAGCTGTAAAAAATCTAACGGTAACGGCTCACCATCAATTGGTTTCCAACAAAATGCATGTAATGGCAACTTATCATATAAAGCGCCATAGTTATTTAAATATGCTTCTATGCGAAATGCTTGTCCTCTTAAAGACTTAATACTTATCCACCAGCAGGGTTCGAGTTCTCCATGACCTTTTTCAAAATCATAGAGAAACTCTCTGCGAACAAAACATTTTACAGGTGGTAGATTAGCAACAATATGGGACATTATGCTGCTTTAGCCCAAACATCTTCCCATGTGCCAGACAAAGCACCTTTAGCATAGTCAGTAACACGATTCTCAAAAAAGTTACCATGTACTGGTGCATTAATCATTTCCTCTACCCATGGTAGTGGGTTCTTCTTAACTTTGAAGATACCTTTCATACCCAGACCGATAAGACGACGATCCGCAATGTAGCGAATATATTTCTTTACATCTTCAGCAGTCAGATTTCTCATTGGCTCGTTAGCGAATGATAGGTCAATAAACTTATCTTCAAGATCAACCATCTTCTCAGCAATGCTATAGATCTTGCTCTTCAAAGAATCATTCCAAATCTCTGGGTTCTCTTTGATAAACTCTTTAAACAAACGCATCATATTTTCAGCGTGCATAGTTTCATCAACGATAGACCAGGTAACAATCTGACCCATACCTTTCATAATACCATGACGAGGAAAATTAAGAAGCATAATGAAAGAGCTAAACAACTGCATTCCTTCCGTAAAAGCAGAGAAGACCGCAATGTGCGTAGCAGTGTTTTCCTTTGTTGTATTCTTGGCAGAAATATCCAAAACATAGTCGTGCTTATCCTTCATTTCTTGATATTCAAGGAATTCATTATAAGTTGATTCTGGCATTCCGAGAGTTTCAATCAAGTGAGAGTATGCAGCAATGTGTAATGCTTCACGTGCAGCAAATCCCATAAGCATCATACGAATTTCTGGTTGTGGAAAATATGGAAGATAGTTCTTCACATAGCCACCAGCAACGTCAATGTCACCTTGCGTAAAGAAACGGAAGATGTTTGTTAAAAAATGTTTTTCTTCTTTAGTTAATTTCTTTTTCCAATCTTTCACGTCTTCTGCCATTGGCACTTCTGTATGTAACCAATGCGCTTGCTCATGCTTTAACCATGCATCATATGCCCAAGCATACTCAAATGGTTTAAAGTAATTTCTTTCGTCTGTTAGTTTTAGACTGGTCTTCATTCTTGTTCCTCTAATATTAATTCTATTGCATTAATTTCTTTATTGTATTTTGCACCAAGAACTTCTCTATATCCATTCTCAGTTGGGATCATTATAGCCATATGAGCTGTTTTAGTTGTTACTCCACTGATTTTACTGCAGTTTTCCATCCAAAGTGTTTTTAGTTTCCAATATAGATCGTATGCGTCCATTGATTATCCTTCGCAGGCTAGACAAGCACCGTCGTCTTTGGTCAGTGCCGTTAAATCAATCTCTTTGATAACTTCTCTTTCAATACGCTTGGCAACTTTATCTGCCTTAGCAATCTTATCACTGCGGCAATAATACATCGTCTTTAATCCAAGTTTCCATGCCATAAAATGAACCGCATGTATGTATTTAATGTTGCTGTCTGGACGGAAAAATACATTTAGAGATTGCGCTTGGTCAATCCAAAGTTGGCGATCTGCCGCATGTTGCACCACCCAACGCTGGTCAATTTCCATAGAAGTTTTGAAAACATCTTTTGTCCATTCGTCCATCCAATCCAAGTGCTGAACGCTACCATCATTCGCAATAATAGTACGCCAAACTTCGTCAGCCCAGCCTTCATTATGTTTCTCCGCTTCGACCTGAATAATCTTATCAAGATATCTATTTTTGTTTAAGTGAGAACCCGAAAGAGTATCCTGCCTATAAGCATTGGCACGATAAGGTTCAATGCTAGGACTAGTATTGCCCATGAGAATGGAAGAAGAAGCATTGGGAGCGATAGCCATAAGATGACTAAACCTATTCCCAGTACCCACCGCATCAGGAGCTTCACCTCTTCTGGACCCAAGTTCTTGATTAGCCACATTTAATTTCTCTCTTATTGTTTTAAAAATTTGTTTGTTACGACCAATTGCCATTGGCGATTCCCAAGGCAGATTGCACTTTTGTAGATAAGCATGCCACCCTAATGCTCCGATGCCAATGCTGCGCTCACGAGTAGCAGAATAAACAGCTCTGGAAATAGAAGTGGGTGCGTTATCAATAAAATACTGCAGAACATTATCAAGCATTTCCGCAACGTCTCGAAGGAACAAAGGGTCATCTTTCCATTCATCATAATACTCCAAGTTTAAAGAAGACAAACAGCAAACAGCAGTACGCTTTTCATTTGTTGGCAGAATAATTTCTGAGCATAGGTTTGACTGATGGACTTTTAGCCCCTTATCTTTCAACCACTGTGGTAAATGCTTATTAGAAGTATCAATGAAATGCAGATATGGTTCACCTGTAGTCATACGCATCTCAAGGATTCTCTGCCATAGTTCTCTTGCAGAAACCACTTCGCGAATTTCTCCACTGTGTGGATCTTTAAGTTCCCACGAATCATCTGCGTCGTGGTCAATCATACACTTCTCAATCAGTTCCATAAATGCATCAGGAATGTTAATACCGTGATGCATGTTTAATGTTCTTAAGTTTTGATCGCCTGTCGGCTTTCTCATTTCTAAGAAAGCAATAATATCTGGATGGGAAATATCAAGATAAGCAGCATAAGACCCACGGCGAGTGCGACCTTGGCGATAAGCCAAACTAGACGCATCGTAAATTTTGAGGTGCGGCATAACGCCAGTAGATTTATCATCCGTCGAACGAATACCAAAGCCAATGCCGACACCGCCACCAAGCATACTAAGCCAATTAGTTTCACTAAGATTATCAACTAAACCCTCCGCAGTATCTTCAATATAGTTTAAAAAACAAGATATAGGCAAACCCCTCTTGCTTCTCCCAAAGGATAGAATTGGTGTTGAATATGACAACCAATGCTTGGACGAATAGTTGTACAACCGCTGAGCATGATCAAGATCACTACCAAACTTAGACGAGACATACGCGAATCTTTCTTGAGGGGATGATTCTTCTTCCCTCATATAACTTTCTTTTAATCGCAGCAGCCCAAGTTCGTCAAACAAACCATCACGCGAATAATCTACCTTTATGCCATGCACAACATCTTCCATACGAACTCCGTTATAATTATTTACTTACAAATTCGTCAACCAAAGGAAATACTTTGGCGATTACCTTAGCACATTCACGAGCCACCAGCATGTGTTCTTTTTGTGTTCCATTGGCGCTGCGCAATTCAATAAAATGTATCCAACTACGTAAGGTGCCATTCATATACATTCTAGATATAGTTAGCCCCTCTGGTAAAACTACTCTTGCTTGTTCTTTAGCGATGTTATTTTTAATCGCCCATTCATAAGCATGAACTACCTCACGCAGCACATCTTCTTGTTTTCTTTTCCATTCTTCCATTAGGTTCTGTTCACCTAAAGTCCAACCATTTATCTCAATTGAGTTCTGCCTATTTTTTGGATCTTGTAGTCGTGGCTCACGAAGAACGAACGACAGATCTTTTGTAGGATCTGCGTATCTTTGGCTAAACTCCTGGAATGAAAAAGAACGATGACGTAATATTTGTCTTGCTATATCACGTGTAGTTTCAATCTCTAAACACGCAGAAACCATTTCTAATGGCGACCAGTGTTTATGATTGATGAGATATCGAATTAACTTCTCAGATGTTTCTGTATTTGTTTGATTGCTGGGGTTTGATACCCTAGCACAAAAAGCCACCAGCTGCTGCATATCATCGATGTCTGCTGGCATTTCCCCAGCTGGCTTAGAATAACTAATTAACTTCACATTCATACTTTTCTCCATGTACCATATCTAAGTTTCGCTTCCAGACCAGAGAAGGTGTTTGTATTTATCATTTCAAGAATTTCGTCAGGCGTTTTGCCATGTAAAATCATCTCATTAATATCTTTTTCCATTACGAAATCTGGAAACATACAAACGCTATACCCTTCCTCAATGTACTTGCCCATCTGCTTGACTATCTCTTTATTTCTCGGCTCATTATCCATGACTATAACGGCATTTGTCAACAATGATTTGATTGTTGGCGTATCAAAACTAGCACCACTCACAGCTATTGCATTGGGAAGGAATAGAGAGTCGATTGGTCCTTCCACAACGTAAATCCTTTTAGATAAATCTATGCGCTCAAGTCCATAGATCTTTTCCAGATCTTCATCGATTTTGATTGTATAATACTTAGGCTCCTCATCACCATACGCTCTGGCTTGGAAAGCGAAACATTTACTCTCTTTCGTAAAGAAAGGTATAATCATTCTTGGGTGCTCACCTTCAATTGGTTCTACAAACTTTGGCGAGACCGAGTTAGTAAACTTCTTAAACTTTGGTGCGAAGTAAAGATGTCTCCACTTATCTTTCGGTATTTTCCGATTCGATACATATTTTACTGCTGGGTGATTTTCTTCCAGTAAATCAATACGCTTCAAAGAAGACAGAACATTATCTTCTAATAAAACTGGAGTTGACTCTGGTAATTTTACTTCTTTGTGATCATTATATTTTGTGGCGCCAGCTTTGTAACGCTCTAAGACATACTCATCATATAACTTTTGATCAACATGTTTAATCAGATTTCCAAGATTAGTTCCATAACCACAGTTATGACATTTAACAAATAGATCTGATTTGGCGCGATAGATATATCCTCGTGCCTTCAATTTGTTTGTAGAACTGTCACCGCAGACAGGGCAACTGAAGTTCCACAGATAA